CCACCTATCATCGGGATATTGAACCAACTAGAGTCTTCATCGCCCTTGATAGTAAAGCTGACATGCGCATGGTGATTATGCTTATTGATCCCATCATAAGGACGCCAAGCCCAAGCCTTTTTAGATGATGCGATCTTTCCGTCAAAGATGATGTAAGAGATTCTTTTATCGCCAGACTTTGCAAGGAGTCGAATCTGATCGACCAGGTCAGGCATGACATCGGGCTTCCTGCCTTTGCCTGCAAGGTCGCGGTCAACATCGATGGCACGAACCCATCCTTGTGCATCTGGATTATGATCAGACTTGCGCGCAGCGTGTCTTGTATCGCCGATCCAGCCGTCCGAAGTTCGATCTCTACCTGGGAATGCATCATCGATCTGCTCTCTAAGCTGGATCGCGGAGCGACTTAAACGAGGCTTCACAGGTCACACACTCCCATCGCTTTAGATCATTAAGTGTCAATTCTGGATGATCGCACGGAGCAGGCGCTATGAATGCATCATCGATAGGGTCGTATGTGTATCCAACGCCTGCGTAGTTATATCGAATGTTCCCGTTGTAGCTCGTGCGCTTGCAGGTCTGTCCTCTAAAATTGCCGTACCAAGTTTCAGGATCTAGGCCTTCAATCAATTCTGTTTCGTCGATGCCAACGATAACTTCTGTAACAATGCTTGAATCATCTAAGAATGCGTAGTGTGCCATTATGTCCAACTCACATTTCCTGTGCCAGAAGTAATGGTTGCACGCTTGTAACCGCCAGAAGGTGATGATTCTGTACCAGTTAAACCAGCACCGATTGTAATGGTTCTAGTATCTGGATAACGCAGAACTACGATTCCAGAACCGCCAGAACCAGATGATCCGCTAAAACCAGCCTTACCATCTCCGCCATTACCTGAATTGGTAGTACCAGATGCAGGACTTACAACTCCACCTTTACCACCAGCAGCATATGTAACTGAACTTCCAGAAATTGAAGTTGCTACTCCACTACCGCCTGCAACGTTTTGGCTCGATGCAGAACTTCCAACGCTTCCAGCGCCTCCGCCCCCCGCGGCGTATCCACCACCAGGTGCCGCGCCGCCAGCAAAACCTTGACCTGAAGGAGATGCTGTTCCTGGAGCGCCACCTGTTGCACCACCGCCACCTGATCCACCATTCTTACCTGCTTCGCCTGTGCCACCACCTGCACCACCGCCACCAGCCGTGCTTGTTATTGTTGCAAAGATCGAATTATTGCCATTATTGCCAGCAAGTCCTGCCGTACTTTGTGCAGCGCCACCAGCGCCGACAGTTACTGAATAAGTTGTGCCTACGTTAAGCGTTAATGCAGATTCTAATGATCCGCCGCCGCCAGTACCTGTGACTGTGCAACGCATACCACCAGCACCACCACCAGCACCATAATCGCCACCTGCGGTCGCGAAACCACCACCTGCAGCTCCTGCAACTACCAGATAATCGACTGATATTGTGGCAGGCGGTTGAACGCCTAAGAATCCAGCAATGTTGTTAAGCATTACCCAATGGCTCCAACGACGTACCAAGTGTCTGTGCCTGTCTTAATGCAAGCCGCGCTGCGATATTGTGCGAGGGTAGGTTGAGCAGGTGTCGCGCCAGCTGAAAGGACTGTAGTTGTGCCAGATGTGACCGCTTTGATCGTGCAAGTACCTGTGCCAATGTTGAGAACTGTAATGACTGTACCGATTGGGAATGCTACTGAGGCATTGGTAGGGATGTTAAAAGCGATCGCCGTCGACTTGTTCATCAACTCTAGAACTTGATAAGCGTCAGATATTGTCGCCGTATAGTCGTTGGTATTGGCTGCGCCGATGGTGTAGGCAACTAGGCCGTTATAGTCTGCGGCCGTAAAGATATCGCCTGTTGTCGCTGGAAAGCCTTCTGCCATGATTTTCTCCTAGTATCCCATAATGGATTGTCCGATTATACCGTAAGTCGATGATCCGATAATGAATCCTTCGACTATAGGCTCAAGTGTTGTAACTGTGCATTTCATTGAATTAGGGGTTATGTCCCATGCCAAGCCCTGCACCTGCAAGGTCTTAACGATTGTCGAGCCGTCTGGCTGGACGTTGGTAATCTTGACATTGTCAAAATAATCGAGGCCGATCATTGTGTCAGTCGGTACTGCCGTATCCAATAGATCGACAGTCATCGCATCGATGCGGATGGTTGTCTCAGCTCTAGTGGCTACATAAATCTTGGCAATGTCTAGGACTTGAGCATCTGTCTGAGGGATCATGTCTGTAACCGTTGTGCCATGTGGGAAATACTTAGCCGATGATGTTGCATCTGTAGCGACCTGAGCCGTGCCACCAATACGAGTCATGCTTGCCTGGTTGATGATGAGCTTGTCATCGAAGGCGTAGCGAAGGTCTGAGTAAGGAATGCCTGTAGTCTGGTTGAACTCGATGGGCGCAGCAGCCAGGGAACCTACGACGTCATTGCGATCCTTAAACTCAGCCGTTCCATCTGTGCGAATAAAGAATGCGCCTTGCTCTGCGAACTCGGCTGCCTTAAGAGCTGCTAAGGATGATCGAGATGTCCCCGGGTCTGCCTGGACTGTCGTCGATCCTGTGTCAGTAATTCTCATCGATGTAGGGAACGAGACTTGATCTAGAATCTTAGTGATGCGTGTGCCTGTCGTTTGGCCTGCAGTTGCATCGGTTACTGTCGAGACGTTAGCCATCTGGAATAAACGGAATGCATCTGAGCAGACGATATCGACATAGCCGATCTCTTGACCTGTTGGATAGTAATACTTGTACGAATCAACGTAACCCGAAAATAGAAAATGCTGAGTCGTGGCAGTAGTAGCTGCGACACGAATCTTGCGAAGTGGAGTGAGATAGCCGAAGTAGGGACTAGACACGTTCTGAGGGTTGAAGTATGAATCTGGATCTAATACGCGAACTGTGCAGTTGCCAGTCTCGTAAGTATCACGCATGATGTTACGGCCACGGCTAATCTTGATCGAGCGAGTAACGCTACTGAGATCAACTACTGGATCAGGCACTTCCGTCGATGCGAACTGAGATACTCCGATAACGCCGTTGATAGGGTCGCCAATAGTAAACGGATAGCCGAATGTAGCGCCCTGGCTAAAATCGAACGATACCGAAATAGTGGCAGGAAGACTCATAGTGCAATAGCGCCCTTAGCGCCGAAACGGTTGGTCTGTGCGAACGTGCCAGATAGAGAATCGTTTACCTGCTTCTGAGTGATTGCTCCAGTTACGACGTCGCCATCGAGGTAAACTTCGACATTGACTGCCGCTTGGTTAGCGCCTTGGAATGAATTGACTGCTGCCATCAATTCCATTTGAGCATCTGAGAATGTCGATGATGGAGCGACGGGCGCAGCTTGTAATTGTGCTACAGATACGCCAAGAGATGATGCCGTGTAATTTAGAAGCTCGCTTGGTAGCGTCCAGTTGCGATAAGGGTTAGGAGCCTCTGGGGTTGTCAATAGTGATTGGCGCAACTCGTTCTGTCGCTTGACTGCTGCATCTAATTGATCAGATAAAGACGTCGCAAGATTGGCATTGCCTTCAAGGATCGACTTTTGTAGCAATAGAGATAAGCGATCAGTCTCGCTGATCTGTCCCTTGAGAGCAGCCTCTAGGCTAATAGCCTCTAGATTAAGCGTCTTTGATGCCTTCTGTAGGGCTAGAGATTTCTTGTTAGTATCAAGGGTTTTCTTTTGTAGCGCTGCTAACTCACGAGCGCGCTTTGCTGCTGCCGCTTCTGCTGACTTACGAGCTGCAACTTGTGCTGATGTCTCATAGATACCCATTGGCTGAGAGCCTAGGTAGCCCATCGATGGCGCATTACGTCTTAACTTTGCTGCCTTCTCCGCTGCTTCGATGGCGGCTAGAGCATTCTTCTCATAATCATCGAACGGATTAAAACTAGCCAGGATGGCACGATCGCTTGTAAGGACGTATAACTTACGGAATCCGAATACTACTGCTGAGACTGTATCTGCAATCTTTGTGGCAAGGGTATCGATCTGGTTTACGAATTGTGTTGTATCGCCTGCAGCGAATACTGAAACCAGGGAATCAACTAGCGCTCCGCCGATTTTCTCGCTTGCCTCGCCTGCTGCAGTTGTGATGAGCTGCAACTTACCTGCATAGGTAGTCAAGAACTCAGCACTAGCGCCAGAGAATTGCTTATTGAGTCGTTCTTGCACATCCGCGAACTTCATGGTCTTAAGTTCGGCTTGAGATAGTCCTAGCGAATACTTACGAAGTCCACGAGTCTGACCAACGTAAGCCAGACTAAGATCATTAACTACTGTCTCATAATCGACGCCAGACCCGGCGGCGATATCAGTCGCCTGGGTAAGTAATTCCTGCGCCTTAACAACTGAGCCAGTAGTCTGCAATAGTCGTTGCATTGCTGGACGTAATTGATCATCGGTGACGCCAGACATCTTGGATAGATCAGAGATATAACGCTCGATGCGTGGAGTCTCAAATTCTAATCCGAGATTCTTAACTGCTAGGGCTAAACGATTGGCAGCCTTTTCGTCCTCGATGAAAGCCATGGAAGCGTTCTTAGCGAACTTGAGAAGCTGCTGCGCTCCAAATACTGCTGCAAGGCTTTTACCTAATCGCTTGACTTGCTTATCAAGAGCGCTAACGCTTTTGCTCGTGTCGCCAAGTGCTTTCTTGCCTTTATTCTCGACGACAATCGGAATCCGTAACTCAGCCATTGTTATTGCCTTTCGCGTTAAACTTTGCGGCGGCCTTCTCTAGGGCTCGAATTACTCCGACCTTGGCCTTGCCTTGATCCTGATCGTAAGCCTTGAACATCGCACGGCCTTGCATCTTGTTACGGCCTGCAAATGAGCCTTCAAATCTTGGTGAAAAATTGCCAGTCATTCCAGACTTACGTCCGGCGGTCTCAACGATCGCTCCTGCTGCAGTCTTATTGTGGATCGAGACTGACTGCACCCATCCCTGGCGATTAGGCTTAGTAGGCGTGAGCTTGTATCCAATTCCTCGACGTGCCTCGGCAGCGTCATACATAGGGAACTTGGCAGTCTTTACTTCATGCTTTACGAATCCAGATGGAGCCTCTGCATTAGATGGAAGGAATCCTCTAGCCTTCTTTACAACTGGCTTAAGAAATCCGACCATCTCATCGCGAGTTTCTTTATCAAGATCAGGCGAGAATTGCTTAAGAGCCTTCCGAAGCGCACTAGCGCCTTTTAGCTCTGTAGGCATCTGCCTGCTCCTTTGCTCTATCCTTCAGCGCCTTAAGTAGCATCTGAAGCATCGATGAATCTAAATCGATTAAAGATTGTGGAGGGATAGCCGTCTCAATGCTCAAGCGAGCGATGAGATAGTGGATGCTATCCCTGCCTAGGCCAAAGGGTCAGACTCAGCAACCTCTACACTCTTGAGAGTTTCGAGAAAGTCTGCGCCGAATGGCTTGACTGTGACTCCACTTAGTCGAAGGCCTTCCCATGCAAGCCAATAGACATCTGATTGCTTTTCATCATCGCGGAACGCTTTGTGAAATCCCTTTTTAGCATATAGCTCGAACGCGTACTCTAATCGAGGAGTGATCTCGATCTCGGTGACTGTGTTGTCTGCCATCGTGACTATTAACTTTGCCATGCTATGCCCCTTTGTTTAGTTTCTTAGAATGTGCCTGTTGTGGCAACTGCTACTGTACCAGAGACGTTGAATGTCAATGATTGAGTACCGAGGTCGCCGACTGCGCCGTTGATATCGGTTGTGCCGTTGATCAAGCAAGTCATTGTGTAGAGAGGGTTAGTCGCAGATACTGCGGTTCCCTTTTCCTGGAGTAGAACAACTGTGACGTTAGTTCCCCATGCAGCCTGAAGGGTTGCAAGGACGTTGGCTGATGCGGTGTCGTTAAGGAAGTCGATTGTGACAGATGATGCCTCAAGGCCTTTAACGAACTTATGTCCGCCATCGCCCATTGCAGTTACTTCTAGCTCATCGAATGATCGGTTAAGTGTTACTGCGGTAACGTGGTCTGAAAGATCGACAGAGTTAACCTTCACGCCGACCTTGTTGTTTAGAAATACAGCCATTTAGGTTATTCCTCGTCTTTCTTAGTAGATGGTTTTGGTGCTGATGGTGCTACCTGCCCGATCTTGATCAGGAAGGCTTCTTGCTCTTTTTCCCACTCGGACATGTTAACTCCAACTCGTTAGGACTGAGATATTGATATTACAGGTTAGTAGATCACCAGACGCGGCATTGAGTACGGCTGGAGCCGATACTTCTGTCACGTTGTAGGTGTAGGTCGATGCAGCGAGCAGGTTGAAAACCCGGACGATGTTATCTTCCATCCCGTTAAGGTTGCCTTCATTATCGAGCAAAGGAACCATGACGGAAATTACGAAATTGGCCATAGGCGAAATAGTTGAATGCCAGCCGTTAGATGGTGAAATATAAGGATCAGCAGGTGCGACTATAACGCTGTTGGCAATAGGTGTTGCAGGTGGGAATGAGAAAACTGAATACTTTGTGTTATCGGTAAGAGCTGCGGCGATTCCTGCGCGAAGGGTTGATATGGCGGCCATTAGCCCACCATCGATCTCGGATCAAGATAAGGTGCAAGTAATCCACGAACACGCGCTAGAAGGGTATTGCCCATGCGGTAAGGAGAAGGCTGGTAGCCATCGATTGTAACTCCGCCTGAAGATGGAGCCTGACGGCTTTGCCAAATGTCGATCGAGATCATCAGCGCAGCCTCTTGAATTGCTTTAACGTCTGCTGGATCTAAGTAAGTTGATGCCTTGATTGTTGCGTAGGGATTAAAAGGATGCTTAGGGGTATCTGTAACATGAGTTGTAGTGACTGTAATCTCGTAATTATCTACTGACGTAATTGTTTTATTACCATTAAAGTGTGCACCTGCACCTGTGACATTGATTGTTTGTCCAACGTAATAAATATCCTTGACATTGACGTCAAAATAAAGGGTTCCGACTGTGCCCACGTTTTTATGAGCAACAGAAAATTGTGTATTACTCCATACAAAAGGAAGTAGGACTTCATCTGCCGCATCGCATACGGATTGAAGCGTGGCGTCAGTATAGAGAGTACCTACGCCTAGGGCGGCGCGAAGCTCTGCAACTGTTGTTAATGCCATGCTTTGATCCTTTCTAAAGACTGGCCGGGTAGAAGGGCACTACCCGGCCAGCGACTTAGGGTATTTCTTAGGTGAAGTTGAACCAGTTTGCGCCAGCCGCTAATTTAGTGGCAAGTGCTCCCTGACCGAATAGTAGGATGTCTACAGTTCCGTCAGAGTTGATGTTTGTACGAAGTTGCTGACGTGCACCCTCATACCATGTGTAAGCATCTGGGTTGATAACAGCCATTGAGTAATCTGCTGTTCCGACTCCGCCAGATCCCTTCATGTAGCGAGATACGCGAAGATCAAGACCTGCGACGTTACCTTGAAGTGATGTAGGTGAAAGTGCTCCACCTGCGTTTTGAGGATTTGCTGCAATGTAGATTGGACGTCCACCATCGTTGTAAGACATGATGTTAGCCCATTGTTCTGGTGTAACAACCATGTTGCGGCCAAATCCAAGTGAAGCTGCGTAAACTGCTGCTGCTGCGCTTGAAACATAACCGAGAAGTCCTGCTGCATCGTTAGCGCGTGCTGTTGCGTTAAGTGTACCTGCGCCCTGAATCGCTGTAGTTACATATTCTTCTGTATCTTTAGCGTAAGCGTATTCCATCTGAACGAGAAGCTCGTCGAGGAATGCAGGTGTTGAGTTTGTAAGAAGTTCGAGAGTAGTAATTGCGCGACCCTTGAATGACTTCTTTGTAACTGTGATGAATGATGCTTCAAGCTGTGACTCTGTTACTGCACCATTCTCGTCGATTTGATCGACTAGAGGAACCTCAGTAATCTTAGGCAACTCGAAAGTTTTTCCAAATTCTGGCATTGTGCCACGGCTGATCGAATCAATCATAGGGCGGTCTGCGTTAGAAAGGAAGTTAAGTAGCTGTGTACTTTGTGGTGTTGGGATAAATCCTGCACCTGTTGTCTGATCGTTGTCAGCAGCGCGTAGCCATTGACGTGACTCTTCATCACCAAAGAGGTTAGCCTTTAGTGTGTTTTCAAGGTAGTTACGCTTTGTAACTTCGATGCGTGGTGTTGAATATACCATCGCTTGTACAGTAGGACGAGCAGCTTCTACAGCCGCAGCCTCTACTGGTGTTGCTTCGACTGTTGTGTCTTCCACGACTGTCTCGCTTTCTGTAGGTAGGGTTTCTTCTACGGCTTCGGCTGGCGCTTCTTCCGCTGCGATCTCTAATACTTGAGCAGACTTAAAAGCTGGCTCGGTTACTAGAGAAACTTCTTTTAATTTAGCCGCTGTTACGACTGTGTAGCCATCGCGTGATGGCTTTGATGAAATAATTTCTGCACCAATTGAAAGTCCAGATACAAGGCCTTCCTGTGCCATAACTAGAGCATCGCTACCGGCCGTGCTACGACTTAATTTGAACGTCGCAAAAATTCCAATGCCATCGCGTGTTTCTGCGCTAATCATTTTTCCAATCGGCTTTTTCATGTCATGCTGACTAAATAGTTTTATAGCCTTGACATCTTCGATCTCGATAGATCCTGCCTCAAATGTGTAAGCGCCGAGATTAGTCTGACCAATCTCGCCTGTACCGAGCGGTACAATTTTTCCTGATATCTCGCGGCGGTCTTCGCTGCACTCGATAGAGGATGCTTCAATATATAGCGTCTCCATTAGTCATCACTTCCGTTAGGTGTTAAATCTTCCATTTCCATTGCTTGCTCTATTGAGATGAGCCCCAGAGATAACATTTTCTCAAGTACGAGAAGTCTTTCCATGGGCTCTACACGTAGGAAGGAAGAATCAAGGTCGAACTTTACATAGTGTCCAGCCGTAGAGATATCGTCCATGCTTAGGCGCGTTTCGATTGCGGAAATGTACGGCTGGAACGCTAAGGCAACAAGCTGCTTACGCTCATCAATAATATTTGCATAAGTCATTGATGTATTTTGATCAGCGGAAAGGTAATAACTTGGGACTCCACATAAACGGCTTATTTCTGTAGCAAGATTTTGGATAGCCTCGTTATACATCATGTCTTTAGGACTAAAACCTACTGGCTCATATTGCAAAGTTGAAGTTAGATAAGCAGTAGATCTATTTTGACGAGCTGTTTTCCATGCGGCTAGTAATCCCTGAACTTCAGCAGGTGGTAGGTCTGCACCAGAATTACGAATGTAACCTGTAGCCATTGGAGTACCAGCAGCAATAGCGGCGGCCTTCTGTACATCAATTGCGCTTTGAATCGTGCGAGATCCTGTATTCAGTATTCCCTCATTAAATGCCTGAAATGTAACCAGTGATCCAAGTCCGGACATTGGTCGTGGTGATCCATCAACGTAGTATTGCGTTACGAAAGTATTGTGTATATCAAGATCAAATGTAACGCGAGTATTAGCAACCCAATCAAAGGAAGCGCCACGGCCGTCTTCAGCATAAATTT